GGTGCACACGTGCCTTCGGCTACTTGGGAACTTGAAGTTAGCATGAACATGGAAGCTGAGGTTCGTCGCCGCCTGGTGGTCGCTCCCCTGTTCCGTCAGATTGCTATGCAAACTAACGTGATGAAGATCCCCGTCAACCCAGAAGCAGGTACTGCTCAGTGGATTGACAACACCAGCTTTGGCTCGTCTACTAGTGCTGGTAATAACGCTACTCATGCAATCAAAGAAGTTACGCTTAGTGCTTACAAGGTTGCTACAAATGAGTACACAGCTTACGAAGAAGAGGAAGATAGCCTTATCGCTATTATGCCTGTAATTCGTGATGGTATGATTCGTCGTGTTGCTCGTTCCGTTGACCGCGCACTCCTGCGTGGCGGTGGTAATACTTCTCCTGGTGCTACTAGTGGCGATCCAGTGGTTGGTTTGGGCACGTGGGCAATCGGTGGTACAGGTGGTAGCTCTACAGCTTACACAACCAGCATTACTGGTATCAATACTGCTGTTACAGTTGCTAACTTGCGCGCTATGCGTAAACAACTGGGCGTTTGGGGCTTGGATCCTGCTGATGTGGTTTATGTTGTTAATACCGGCATCTACTACAACCTGCTTGAGGATTCCGTGTTCCAGACAATGAACCAAGTCGGTCCTTCGGCTACACTCTTGACTGGTCAAATTGGCCAGATCGGTAATAGCCCGGTTCTAGTCTCTGGTGAACTTGATGGTACAACAGTTACGGCTGGTACTACATTTAACCAAATCGGCGCTTTCTGTATTGCTCCAGGTAACTTTATCGTGGGTAATCAGCGTGGCTTGCGTATCGACACGCAAGAACTGGTGGAAACACAGCGTCGCGTCATGGTTGCTAGCTTGCGCACAGGTTTTGCACAAGTTACTACAAACTATGGTGCTGGCGTCTCGCGCTTAATTTTTGCTTAATCTACTATATAGTAGAACTGACAGGGCTGAAAGGCCCTGTCTTTTACATGGGCTTCTTGGAGTCTATGTAAAAGACATAAGGGGTAAAAATGGCATATAACCTAATCACTCGCACAGAATATAAAACTTATGCCGGAATTAAAAGCAACAATTATGATGCAGAGATTGATGCACTACTACCTCGCGTAAGTTTACTAGTAAAAAATTATTGTGGCCGTACCTTTGTAGACTACATGGATATAGGTACGCCAAAAACTGAGTATTTTGATGGTGGCGTCAAGCAGTTTATCCTAGACGAAACGCCCATAGTAACCATCAACAGTTTTCAGTATAGTGTGGACTATGGTCAAACGTGGAACAACTTAGTAAAGTACACAGACTGGGTTGACAATGACGATAAATTAATTAGTATTCTCTATCCAACATTTCCCTACTACCTAAAAGGTTATAAAGTAGTTTATAATGCAGGATATGTTGACGTACCTGCTGACCTAGCCTTAGCAGTTATGGACTTAATGAGCTATTATCGTCAAAATGACATGAGTATTCACAGTACCAAGGCTCCAGGCACTAATAACGTGCAGATTGAATATATTTCAACTACTAGCCTACCAGCTCACATTCGCAGAGTGCTGGATATGTACAGGGCGGATTATACATGAGCGCAGAAGCTTTTAGAAATGTAATGAAAAATATCCCAGAATTAAAATACTGGGCTATTGGACAACTAGATACAAATTCTGTGCTGCATCAAACACGAGAATCAAGTAAAGCAGAAATTAGAAAATCTTCAGTAGATTTTATACTACCTGTTGCTGATCTAGAAAAATTAGTTGGTAATAAGTCTATTGCTAAAAATATTGTTGATAATATTCAATTTGATCAATTTCAAGATTGGATAACTGTTAATTCACCTAAAAATGGTACCCAAGTACTAATTTTTAAAGAAGTTAATTTTGATAATTTAAACAATATTATAGCTAAAACTCTAGAAGGCTATAGTGGCAGAGCTGGTTTAGAAGATATTATTCAAGAAAATAGAAAATCTTTGGGTGTTGATAAGGGCCACGTTTATGGCTGGGCAAATACTCTAGTAAAAAGAACACAAGCTAGTATTGAAAGTGTACTTAAATCTTCACAAAGACAACTTATTACTGAAGAACAGCTAAATGCAGAATTAGCTGCATTAGAAGCATTTATTAATAGTTTATTAAATTCCCTAGAAAAACTAGATCAAGCAGCTAGTAGTTTAGGTAATGAATTAAATGCAGATATTTATGCTAAGTACAAAAAAACAGACAGTAGTTGGTTAATTCAATATCAAGGTTCAGCCTCTCAGCAAAAAACTGGCAGTGGTGTAGGCGGAGTAATTGGTAAAAGCAAAGATACTGGTGTTCGTGGTTTTCTTAGTGCTGTAGGTTATCAGTCTGGCGATGCTTTAATAGAAAAAGCTATGAAGGGAATGATAAAAGGATTTATTGATCAAGGACTATCAAAAACTGATAAAAACTTTGCTCAATTGCAGTCATCACCTAAATTAGTTGAATTAGTTGAAGATACACTAGTTAGTGCACTTAGTAGTAAGAGTAAAAAATTTGCAAAAGAGTACTCAGGCGTAATTAATAATTTTGCACCTTTAAAATTACAGGCAACATCTGGAGCCGATAATCTTAAAGCAAGTATTAACAAAACTAAGCAAAAATTAAATAAATTAAAAGCCGATACTAAAAAAGCAAAAACAGATGGTGCTAAATTTTTAAGAACCCAAACTGGACAGTTTTATAGTCTACCTAGTTTGCAGCAGTTAATTAATAGTATGCTTGCAAAAACTATTAAGCAAAACATGGGTACAGGTAATCGCCGAGATATCTTAAACTTACGTACTGGTAGATTTGCTGAAAGTGTTCGAGTAGAGCGTATGTCCGAAAGCCGTGAAGGTATGATTACTGCTTTTTATAGCTATATGCGTAATCCCTACGGCACATTTAGTCAAGGCGGTAGGCAAGAGATTCCTAAAAGCAGAGACCCTAAATTGTTAATTGCAGAGTCAATTCGTGAAATTGCGGCCCAGCAAGTAAAAAATAGATTACGGGCGGTGTTAGTATGAGTAAAAGAACTTCGATTGTAAAAGCCCTAACTGCAAAGATTAACCTAATTAATGGTCAACCACCTTATCAAGTTAATCTATTTCAAAATTGCTATGCCAAGCTAAAATTCTGGGATGAAGTCAAGGACTTTCCCTCGGTATACCTAACACCAGGCACAGAAATACGCGAATACCTGCCAGCAAACTTTAAGTGGGGATTTTTAGGTGTTGCTATTAAAGTATATTGCCACGGTGAATACAGTAGCGAACAATTAGAACAATTGCTGGATGATATTGAATTAGTGTTAGATAAAAATAATACACTGGTCTATGACAGCACAACTGGTTATCAAACGGCTGAGCTAACCATTCAGTCAATTACAACAGATGAAGGGCTCTTAGCACCTTATGCTGTTGGCGAAATTAATTTACAGGTACGCTACGCGGTCCCGTAAGTACATATGCTAATACGCTACAACAGATAAAGGTCTAGTTTATGCGTTCAGGCATTAACAAAAAGGAGACATAAATGTCATATAATTTATTACGTAATGCCAGAGTATTCTTTACTACAAATGTAAACCAAGATACTGGCGCTCTTTTAACTACTGGTTTTACCGCCGTTAATACGCAAGAAATTCAAGTTTTAGATGGTTTTAGCTTTAGCCAAACTAATACAAGTGAAACAATTACCTTAAATGAATCAGGTGCTACACCTGTTCGTGGTCAGCGCCAATTCAATACAGCTTTAAACCCAGTTGATTTTAGCTTTAGTACATATATTCGTCCTGCTGAATCTTCAAATGCAAGTGGTTACATTGGTAATGTTACTGCTGAAGAACGTCATCTGTGGAACGCAATGTTTAGCACAACAGCTATTGTTACTACAAACAATGCTGGCACAGGCGGTGCTTGGACAGAAACATCACCAACACCTTTTGGCACTAGCACAGCTGCACTTACCAGTACTGGATACGCCACAGTAAGCCTGGCAAATTCGCAGGTGCACCAGCTGCTAAAATTTGGCTTGATTATTAACTTTGATAACACAAGCTTTGCAATTGAAAATTGTACCTTAGATACAGCTACTATTGACTTTGGCTTAGATGCAATTGCTATGATTGCTTGGGCTGGCAAGGCAACCAAAATGTCGCAAACTGCTACTGCTGTAACTATTACGGACAGTACTAATGCATTTAGTGGTGGTTTAACTGGTAACTTTAATCCTAAGATTACCTATGCACCCTACATTGCCAACAAGCTAAGCACAATGACGCTTAAATCTGGTATTAAGGGCACAGCAGGTCCAACAACATATACGCTTGCACTTACCGGTGGCAGCATTACATTTAACAATAATGTCAGCTATTTAACACCAGCTAACTTGGGTATTGTTAATCAACCTTGCACCTACTTTACAGGTACACGCAGTATTACAGGTACTTTAAACGCTTATTTGCGCGGCGGTACTGGTTACAGTGCAGAACTGTTAAAAGATATGCTTACCAAGTCAACCAGCGACGTTGATCCAGAGCATCAAATTGTAATGTCTATTGGTGGTGCCACTAATGGTACTCGTGTAGATATTGATCTGCCAGCAGTTGTGCTTAGTATTCCTTCAGTGGCTACACAGCAAGTTATGTCTACAACCATTAACTTTACTGCACAGGGTGTGGCAAATCCAGATACTACTGGTGCTACATTTGATATTAGTGGTAAAAACGAAGCTACAATCAAATACTACACACCAACACTGTCAACTGTTTATTAAGCTTTTGATTTAAATTTAGAGACCAAGCTTTGGCTTGGTCTC